CTTACGGAATACATCTTCTTGAACTAAATTAAATATTCTATCTTCGGCATTTTTTACAAAATCAGGTATTGTTGAAACAAAAGTAGATTCGTTGTTATTAAGATAGTTTTGAATTAATGTGGTTAGTTCTGAATAAGTCATACTGTAATTGTAACCTCTCCTAAAGATGATGTCATTCTATAACCAGGTATAGGACTACCAATTATATTATCATTATTACTTAGTATATAACCCTCACCAACTTCAACGTCATTATTTGGCCTTGGTTCATACAAAGCTTCTGGGTCAGCAACTACTGCTTTTGGTTCTAATTGAGGATGTTTAGTCTCAAAACATTCTGGACAAGTTTTTAAATTATTCCATTCTTTCTTTAAATCCAATAACTTGTATTCAAAACCACATCTATCACACAGGGCTTTTGCAAATTTAGCAGAAGCGTAAGCCATTAACTTATATAGGGTCTAATTCTAAATGAAGCCCTATCCTCATCTGTAGAAGAAGCTCTTTCAAATTCCTCTTCGTACATTTGTTTTAACATTTGTGTTTTTTCTGGAGCTTTTTTTACTGATATGTAATAAGCCAATCCAGCAGCAAAACAAGGATAAAACCTAAACGGCATATCCATAGTGTTAAGAGCAGTATCTGCATCATCCATTCTTACTATTTTGTTAAATACAAGAACATCTGTATTGTTTTCTGGTGCAGGCCATATCCTTAAAACAGCTGCATTTTGTTTATCAAGAAAAAATTGAGTAGGTCTTCCTGTTGTTGATTTTACTGGAATATTCAAATATTCACTACGACTTAACCTTCTCATAGATAAATCAGTAGTTACACTGCCATCAGTTCTTCTAATACTGCAATCTAATATATCTACTACATTAGAGTCTAAGGTATAGTTTAAAGTGTCTTTAGTAACAGTTTGAGTTCCTTCTTGTATGGTCCATTGATTTAAACCTCTGTTTGCCCACTCAGCTAACATAAGATTTATAGAACGTTTTGCAGTTACTAAGTCGTAACCAGTACGTAATTCAAGGCCACATCTTTCAAAAGCTTCTTCAACAAACTCAGTTACGTTAGGCTCAAAATTTGTACTACTTGATGTTGCCATTATTTCTTCTTAGTTTTTTTTAAAGACTTTTCTATTTGTTTAGCTTGTTTTGCGTGCAATTTAGAAGCACCTTTTAGTTCTTTAATTAGTTTTCTTTTTGCTGTTATGCTTAATTCTGTCATATTAATCTTCCTCTGGAGCGTATAGATTATTAAACGTTATGTTTGGGTCCATATAACTCTCATGTTGTTCTGCTGAATGTGTCCATTGTGAAGGCATAAAATCTGGCGCTCCTTCACCTACACGCCATAAAGCAGGATTTGTTGCTCTTACTCTATTATTAGGTAAAGCTACAAAATTACCAGTATACTCGCCAGCATCAGTTAAATATAACACATGTGACTGCTTATGTTGAGCGGGGTCATCTGCTATTGAGTTATCAGTATAATCTACAGTAAATAAATACTTACCTGTGTAAAATTCTCCACCTATTTTGCACATCCAAGGAGATGAACTTACTCTGTCTAATACTACAACAGAATGTTCGTGACTTAAACAATCCCAAGGTTGAGCTAAATGGTCTTCCATAGGAGTTGGCCATTCCTCTAAAGGAATATCTGCTACTAAAGCTTGAATAGGCATTCTTGCCCACATAGCGCCACCATGAACGTTTGGCGCATCTTCTTCATCGTCTATTTCACATCCAGTAAAAACTACTTGGAATGATAAAGACCTATCTGGTAATGTATTTACAGCTATAACAAGAGCATGCAAATACTCTCCATGATATTTACTATGATTTGCTGTAAATTCTTTTCTTACCCAGCATTTAAACTGAGGTATATTAGAAATTAAATATGACATGAAGGATGTAAATTAAACTTTACCGCCTTTGGCCTTGTATTTAGTACCTTTCATAACTGCGCCGCCTGTTGCCTTGTATTTAGTACCTTTCATAACTGCGCCGCCTGTTGCCTTGTATTTAGTGCCTTTTGATGCAGGCCCACCCATTGCATATCCTTTAGTTCTTTTAAACATTCTATTCTCCTAACTTATTGTAGTTACTTTTCTACGGTTATTCATAACTTTACCACAGCCTTTAGCTATAAAACCACCATTACTTTTTTTGACTCTGCCATCTTTCCAACTAATTGCTTTTGGACCTTTCTTTTTATCTTTATTATCATTACATTGAGCCATGGTGGGTCTACAAGCAGGATATTTTTTTCTTTTTTCACCTTTTTTTCTACCGCAAGGTCCTCCTGTATTACAATCAACCCAACCTTTGCCATCGTTTTTGTTAAACCAATCTCTTAAATTTTCTTTAGCCATTATCCTAATTTAGTCTTATGACGTTTATCTGGGAGCATGTTATTAAATCCTCTAGCTGAAACAAGTGTTACTTCTCCACCTGTAGCTTTTTTTGTTTTTGATTTGTTACCGTAGTTAGCAGCACCTACTTTTCTACATTGAACTAATCTGCCACTAGCATAAGCACTTGGCCAAACTTTAGCGCTACGTTTTACTTTATGATAACAAGCGTCTTTTTTTGTTTTTGATTTAGCCATTTAACAATCCCAGTCTCTTCTAGCCCAATAATTAGCACTACATCTATCTGTAGTACCGCCCATTCCGCCACTACGAGCGCAATATGATTTTTTTCTTGATTTAGTATTTTTGTGCATACCAAGGTTAGCATCGCCAAAAGCTATTCTTTTTACTTTACCGCCATTACTACTGCAACCTTTAACAAAAACTTCTTTACGTTTTTTACCGTATCCAGGACTACCTTTTGAAATAGCCCTGGGTTTGTTAAGTGTTACTGTTTTACCTTTGTATTCAGCCATTATAAAAATTAATCAAAATCTTTATAAACTGTAAGAACTATTACATAAGAGTCGCCGTCAGAATGTCCAGTAGTAGTCAGCATAATATCGCCAGTTTTTCCACTAGCTGCAGCTGTATTTCTAATACCTCCAAACTCGGTAAAATCTTCATCTGTCGTATAGTCTGCGTTTAAGTCCCAACAGATAGTATCTGAAGTTGCATCCCATAAAAGTTTTACACTCATTCCAAAAGTAGAATATACAATTTTTGCTAAACGTACGCCTGTACATGCTTGGCCTGTAGAGCTATCACTTAAAGCGCTAACATCTACTTTTTTAACTGCTGCTTCGCCTGTACCATCTGATGTGCTTGTCAACTGAATAATAGCGACTCTATCGCTATCCATTAATGTTGTTGAGGTTACTGCGTCTGCCATATTAAGCTCCTACTTACGCGTCAGCGAATGCAGTTACTAAAGTTCCTGAACCTAACATAATGCCTTCTACAGCATATTTAGCAGTAGCCATAGCTGTACATTTTACAATACTACCTGCTAATCCACCTTTAGTTGACCCATTCATTGTAATAACATCGTTAGATGCACCTGAGATAAAAGTTTTACCTGTTGCATTGTTAACACCAGTATATAAACCGCCTACAAACTTATCAGTACCGTCAGTTAAAATATCCATATCTGTTGCTGCTGTAACTACTACAAAAGTAAATGTAGCACCTAAGTTATTAGTTTGATTTGGGTCATCATTGCTTCCTGGAGCAGTTGATACAATTGAAGGTAATGTAAATTTACCGTCTGCATCATTACATATAAGAACCTTACCTGCATGGTCTGCTACTGTAAGAGTAGTGTCTGCGGTTAAACTAACTACGTTAGCGTTACCTGCTGAAATAAATCCTGCTAGTGACTGGATAGGACCAGAGAATGTTGATTTTGCCATAATTTCCTCCTGGGAAATAAGTTCTACCGTCTTGGCTTGTCTGCTAGGTCAGTCTGTAGAACAAGTTAATAAATCCTAGTCCTTTGATTGTATATTACTTTTAAACAAAAAAAAAGGGAGCCGAAACTCCCTTTAGACAATCAATTAAGATTATGCTCCTTGAGATGCGAACACAGCTCTCCAGTTGGAGAAACCAAAAGAATATCTTTCTCTAGCTTTGTAACGCATGTTACCAGTATCGAAATCACCTTCTAATGATGTTTGCATAGGGCTTCTCTCAAAATGTTTGAATCCATCAGGACAATCTGTCTTGAGGAACCAAGCATCAGTATCTGTTAGATAGTTGTTAACAACATATCCTTCAGGGACCATACCCATATTTTTAATAGCATTAATGTCATTGTCAGAAGTTCCTACTCTGCCTGGGCTTTGTAGTAATCTGTCAGCAACAAATTGCAGTTGAGGTGGAACAATCAACTTTCTTCCTTGTAGAGCAATTGTCAAATTTCTATCGTCAACTAAAGTTGAGATATTAATAAGAGCATCTTCTAATGAAGTCTCGTTTAAGTCAGCATAAGCTGTTGGTCTGTTACTTGCAGTACCACCGCCACCTAGAGGGTGAGAGTTTGATACTAAAGCAACACCATCACCACCAGTAAAACTGCTGCTAAAAGCGTTATTAAGAACAGAAGCTGCCTTAATTTGCTTTGTGTTTGCCATAGACCTTGCTAAAGCTTTTGTATATCTTGAGCCTAGTCTATCGTATAAGTTATCTTCAACCGCTTCTTCAGTTAGAGAGAAAGCTAAAGCAACTGTTTCGTGAGCATAACGCGCAGTAAAACCTTCAGTAGCGTTGTCATATTCGACAGCGTTACCTTCGCCTTTAATTGATGCATTACCAAATCCCACAATCATTACTTCTTCTTCAAACGCTCTGTCTGATGATTCTGTCTCAAATATTTCAGTATGTTGATTATCATATCTGTCATATTCCATTCCGAACAGGGCATTTAATCCTGGTTCTAATTCTTTCGCTAATTGCGCTCTATTTATAGCCATTATTATACTCCCGCAGCAGTTCTGTTAAAATGCTCGGCAATTCTGACGATAAAGTTAACATTGGTTGATAAAGACCCAGTTCCTAACGCATTGTTAGAAGGGTCATTTGATATACCCATGATTCTCAGTTGAGCTGTACCAGTAGCCATAGTGCCACTAATTTTCACTCCTGAAACGCCTGTTATTGAAGAACCTGCAGCATAAACAATATCGCCATTCAAACCAACGACGGTTTGAGTAACGCTACCTGTAGCAGCTGATTGTACTTCAAATAAAGCATCTGGGTCGTCGACAACGGCTGCTTTGCAGTCGCTGGTTGCTGTCAATGTAGTCCAAACAGGAGAAAAAATTCTATCTCCGCTTGAATCAGTGAAGTGACAGCCTTGAAAGACTCCAAGTAATAAATCGCCAGCAGCAGCAACGGCAATGCCGCCTGTGTTGACCATTTTAACTGGGTCTCCTGTATATATAGTTCCAGTTGTTCCTGTAAGAATGTCATACTCTGTTGTGCCTGTAGAATTAACAGCCGAGCCTAACTTTCCAATAGGTTTTAAACCAGAAGGTGCATTTACATTCGCCATAATATTTACCTTTTATTAAAAAGTTTTATTTAGATGAAATCAGATTAATCTCTGTTTCCACCACCAAAAGTTACGCTTGTAGATCTCTGAGGTTTTAACATCGGAGAACTAGGGTCGGATTCCTTCATTAAATCATTGTCAACTGCATCTTGTTGCAATTGTGCACGTTCTGTGAAATAGGCGTTTCTTTCGTCACGTGTTTCATTAGGAATCTTT